AGAGAAATTATATACATTTACACCAAACACTATAACGTATGGTATACCTGTAGATCATCCTATAGGTGTAGCAACAGGTAAAGCAAAGATAGGTGTAGTTTTTCATACACATTATAGAGGTACTGATTTTCAAACTATGCAAGCAGTTGCTGGTGCAAAGGTAAAAGGATCTATTGATGTGTTATCTGTTGATAATGACACTCCAATGGATAGAGTTGGTTTGAATCATTCAGAAGAATTGTTGTTTGATAAGTATGTTGCTAACATAGAAAAAATGTGTGCTGAATCTGGAGACTTTTTAGATGAATTAACCACTCTTTCTGGTACTGCAGGAGATGCTAAATGGCATGTATCTTCATATCTCAAACAGTTTTTCAATAGTCAAATCAAAAATCAAAAGACTATATCAAATACAACAAAAGCACTCGAAGACTTGACTAATTTTTATCATAGTAAGGTAAAACCTCTTGCTGATAAGATAAAAACACCAAAGACACAGGTTGCTAAGAAGAAATTAATATATGATAGTGAAAACTATCTAATCAATAACGCTACAAAGTTCAAATCAATGCTAGGTTTGTACAAAGAGATACAAGAAATCAAGAAATTTGTCATTGATAAACTAGATAAACTAGAAACTTTTAAAACATTTGTACAAACAGACACAGGATATAAAGTCACAGGTCCTGAAGGTTATGTTCTACATAAGAATGGAGACATGATTAAGTTTGTTAATCGTCTTGAGTTCTCATACAATAACTTTACTGTTGCAAAGAAATGGCGTTAGTAACAAAACGATGCTATATGACATTTGGTAGGTTTCAACCACCAACTACAGGACACGAAGCAAACTTTAATAGTGTAAAACGTGCTGCTGGTACAGATGATTATAGAATTTACATTTCTCAGACAGTAGATACCAAAGGAAACAACCCTTTGCTGCCAGATAGAAAATTATTTTACATGAAAAAAATGTTTCCTATACACAAATCTAACATATACAGCGGACCTAGAGATCCAGTAGCAGTTTTGCAAGATATTATGATGGCAGGATATGATGAGTGTATATTTCTTGTAGGATCTGATAGAGTTAACGCTATGCAGTGGATTCATAAATATAATGGAGACGAGTATTCTTTCCGAAAGTTAGACATCGTATCTTCTGGTAGTAGAGACGCAGATGGTGACACATTTGCAGTATCTGGTACTAAAATGAGAAGAGCAGCGTTTGCTGGAGATTTTAAAACATTCAGATCTGGTATACCTACCAGTCTAAAAGAAGATGATTGTCGAATGATGATGATGGAAGTAGCAGCGAATTTACCCGCAAACTATAAATGATAAATTTTAAGAAATTACGAGAACAAGCACTAAGACAAGAGCAAAGACACGAAAAAGGTCTGAGCGAGGGTGATAGTGTCATGTCTTCAAGAACAGGAGTCAAAGGAACTATTCACAGAGTGGGTGGTAACTATGCAATTGTTATATCTGAAGAAGGAAAAATGTTCCGTGAGTGGATTAAGAATGTTAGAGCTATAAATAATACGAGAAGAACCTCCTTGTAAGTAAATGAAGAAGCAAGAAAGAATTAACACCGTCAGAAACAATGATGATTTTTCATCAGGTTTGATGGAACAATATAATAAGTGGATGGGTGGCGATTGCTTCCAAAACACTAACCTACCAGATTTACATTTATCTGAAGCACCTTTTGATGGCATGGATCCACAGTCTAATGGTGCAGAGATAGAGAATACTCTGGTTAAAAAGAAAGGTCCTAAGAAAGAATCACCTAAAGCACAACTTGCTACTAAGGAAGAGTACGAAGTTTTAGAACGTGAAGAGGTAGAGATTGACGGAGAACTATACGTCATAGAAAAGAGAAGATATGCTACTGAAGGTATGGCAGCAGCTCGTGATAACGTTGGTGCTTCTACATGCTGGAAAGGATATAAGGCAAAGGGAACTAAGAAGAAAGGTGGTAAAGAAGTTCCTAATTGTGTTAAAGAAGATGATTTTCATCATCAAAAAGATAAAGATGGTAACACAATTCCACACGAAGATGAGATAAAAGAAGGCAAGAAGGGTCTATATGACAACATTCATGCAAAAAGAAAGAGAGGTGAGTCTCCAGCAAAACCTGGTGATAAAGGATATCCTGCTAAGAATGCATTCAAAAAAGCAGCAGAGTCAGTTGAGCATGTAACAGAGAAGAAGTTAGATCCAGTTGGTAAGGCAGACGCTGATATCGACAATGATGGTGACGTAGATAAGTCTGATAAGTTTTTACACGCAAGACGTAAGAAAGTTAGCAAGATCATTGCTATGTCTAAGAAGAAAAAATGAAATCCTTTAATCAATTCAAAACTGATTCTAAGAAAAGAAAAGAAAAACTAAAGAACAAGAAGGTTGGCAACGTAGAAGTCATGCCCATTGTTAATGATGACGATGGCAAAGGTATGACTACTCGTGCTACTAATGAGGAGGTGTTAAATGAAAAGTCAGTCTCAAAGTCCCAACAAAGATTCTTCGGGATGGTTAGAAAAGCTCAAAAGGAGGGTGAGAAGAAAGCTTCCTCACCTGAGGTTGCCAGAGTTGCTGCCAGCATAAAGAAAAAAGATGCCAAGGATTTTGCATCTACTAAACATAAAGGACTACCAGAGAAAAAGGTAGCAAAAGAAGAGACTTGTGGTAAAGGACAGTACTATTGTAATGATACTCAGAAGTGTAAACCCATTCCAAAAGGTATGAAAGTAAGGGATGATGGGTTTTTAACTAAAGAATCATTCGAGTCAGGTGTAATGAAAGCGAGGAGATATCATAGGGTAGGAAAACTCATGTCATTCAAGGATTTCATGAAGATTATGAGTGAAATTTTGGGGGAATGGGAAAAGTAATAAATAGATACACACACATTATGGAATATTACCATGTTTTCTTTTCTACTACCACTTGCAACGAAAGTTATTTCGGACGCAGTAAACAAAATTCCTGACAACGAGGAACTTGGAGAAAAATTAATAGATATTTGCTTAGTTATCCTAGGTAAGGCAGTTAAACTGACCAAAACTGACATGGATGACAAGTTACTTGAGACTGTGAAGGCTGCTATTGCAGCAAAGGAATAGTCCTTTTATAAATAAAACTTAGAACAATACACGATTAGAGAAAAAGATGTCACTTATTGGAACAACGGATGCTGCTGCATTCTCAAATAGTGTTGGTGTCACCAATGGCGATGCCACCGTAACAAAGAACGCTGCTGACACCGTTGTCGGTGGTGATGTACTTGAAATTTCTGGTGTTAACTATATTGTTAAGACCATTACTAGCACTACTAGCATAGAATTACATAAAGTATATGCTGGATCAACTGCTACAGTTGCTGCTGCTAATGTAATTAAAAGAACTCCTCCAAAACAGGTTGCAGAATTTGTAATCTTAGGTGGAGACTCTAACAGTTATGAGTTAATTTTTGCTGATTCTACTGAGGGTTCTCTTGCTGAGAGTAAGTCTCGTGGAATTAAGAATCCTGGTTGGTGGTTATACAGAACATTTACCGATCACTATGGTAACACTCGTCATAAGGCAGAGTGTATAGCAGCGATGTCTGTTGCTGCTGGTGTATCTGGTGACGCATCTGATGATACCATTGCTGCTGAAGTTGCATCTGCTGTAACTATCACATCACAACCTGGTAACTCTGCTTCATCTTCTGGTGCTGGTACATTTGCTGTTGCAACAAGTACAACAGGAACACCTGGCACACTTGCTTATGTTTGGCAACGTCAGAAAGCTGGAACTAAGCGTTGGGTTAACATCACTGCATCACTTGATACAGGTATCACATATGCTAACTTCACTACAGCCACACTTGGTTACAGTGGACTTGCTGGTGCTACACTAGATGGTCAAAACTATAGAGTTAAGATCACTTCTGCCAATGGTACAGAAGAAGTTACCTCTAACGGAGCAGGAACTTTAACATTCGGATCATAATATGATATGAATATTAGTGAATTGAACCATGAAAACTGGTTAATCTTTGCAATTAGAAATTATAACAACCCGTTGTCAGTTACCTATTCAGACTTTGAAGAGGATTTAAAGAGATTTAAGTACATTAAAAGACTACTGAGAAGGTATGAAACAACGGGTGAGTTGAAGACTCACTTGATACTTAATCATGTGATAGTATTGTATAATGTCTTTGATGAGGCAGCAACACCGCTGCTATTCTATAGAGTAGAAGCAACATATTGGTCTATTATGAAGGCGTTTATGTTATTTCTAAATAGATTACCACCTAAACTTAACGAAGATGTTGACGAGGAATGTCTAAAACAACTGAATCTAATATGACTGAATCAATTAACTCTGCTGGTAATGGATCTGGTTTACAGTTACCACCAGCATTTGTCATGGTAAATCCTAGACAACATCGTAAGTATAAGAAAAATAATGAAACAGTTGATGGTCGCACATCGGGTGCAAAAGATCTTTTTAATCGTATACAACGTAGAAAAATGACTGGAACTAAAAAAGAACATGTAGAAACTGAGAATCCAATCACGGAAGTAGTGTCCTCTGAAACAGAGAGAGCACAGAAACAGATTGGTCAGATGAAAAAACTGAATAGACAGAAAGATCTACAGAAAAAGCGTGGTGAAGCAAAGGATAAGATGGTCAAGAAGACCAAAGAGATGGATACTCTTATGAAGGCGAGACTTGCTGACTTTAAAAAGAAAGCATCATCTCAACAGAAAAAACTAAAACGTAATAATGAGGAAACTAACGTGAAAAAAGATGTAATTATTGAAAATCAAGATGTAATACAGGTTGCACTTGATGTGGCAACATCAGAATTAAATCCAAATGGAAGTGAAAACTTTGCTAAGGTACAATTTGGTGATGGATCCACACAGAATTTAGATAATTTCTCTGCTAAGAGAATTGCAGCATGTTATGCACAGTTAGACGATACACATAAGCAACAGTTCCAGTACATGGTCAACAAAGACGCTGCTTCATATCAATCTGCTCTTGATTTCGCTATCCGAAACGTATAGTAAAACAATTTAGAGGGATGTCCGACATTAATACGGCTATATTAGAAAGATTAGAAAAAGTCGTAGACTCGTTACAGGACAACTCTGTAAAAATGGGTCAACTTCTTGCTGTTCACAACGAGAAGATTGATAAACAAGAAAAAATAGATCAAGTACTATTTGAGAAGTTAGATAGATTATCAGCAGATCTCAATAGAGAAACAGATTTAATAAAGAAAGGATGTGAGAGGGATATAAGGTTAGTTGATGACCGACTAAGGGTAATGGAGAAGAAGATGTGGACAATCGCAGGAGCGTTGACTATGATATCTTTTATCGTTAGTCCTATAGGACAGAGAGTAATTAATGGACTTGCAAACCAAAACTTGACAGAATCAATAATGCAGCCTACAATAAGAACAGTGAAATAATCGTGATGAATGTCGTATATCGACGTTAAGTACATACAAATGGTATCACCTCGTCTGACCCTCTTCACTAAGAAGAAGGCAGACCTTTTTAATTTTAGATGTCCCTACTGTGGAGACAGTCAAAAGAGAAAGAACAAGGCGAGGGGATATCTTTTTAAAATTA